CCCATTTGGCTACGGGAATTGATGCGACTAAACTTGCTGACGGAACAATCACCAATTCGGAATTGCAATATATTAATTCACTTTCTTCCAACGCACAGACACAGATCAGTGCGGCTGGTGGACAATATGCACTTTTATATACAACGTATGATTCGTCTACCACAGGGACTATGGCTTTGACAGGGGCAGGATTTACTCCCAAAGCGGTTCAGATTATGATTGGTCAACCATTAACGTCAGAGATAAGTTGGGGGTATGCCGCATCAACAGGTACCGCATACTCAATGAACAACCGTTACAACGAAGGGGACAACACTTGGACGATACAACCACAGTTGGCTTTTGCAATTGAGGGGGTGTCTACATACACCTACTTAGCAGTAAGTTCTTTTGATTCGGATGGTATCACTTTTACTAAATCCAAAGGAAGCAGCCCCACAGGGACAATGAGGCTCTGCGTTTTTCTATTCGCCTAGAGGAAGAATTAATGAAAACAAGATACGCAAAAAATTTAATAACTGGATCAATTGAAACTCATAGTGGTGGTACAGAAGGCAACCAAGCTGATCTTGATGTCATGCGTTCCAATATGATTGGTGATGGGGCCAACGGTTTAACTCCAGCAAATGTTGAGGTTGGTTGGGAAGAGGAAGCAATTGTTTCGGAATGGGCGAAAAGTTTTACTGATAGCCTTAAAACTTACGCAGACAAACGCAAATCAGAATACCCCCCAGCTACAGATTATTTGGACGCAATTGTCAAAGGGGATCAAGCACAGATAGATAAGTATGTCTCAGATTGTTTGGCTGTTAAAGATAAATATCCAAAGTAATAGGAGAGCAACTAAGTGATCGACAAATTAAATGAGGTAGTTTTCTGGTTGTTGGGGATAGTTGCATCAATAGGAGCGTGGATTGTGAATCGACTTTTTGGAAGGCTGGATGCCCTAGAGGAAAGAGTAGATGAAGCAGAGCGAACTCTTTTGACCAGGGAAAACCTAGAGGATAGCTTAGAGCCACTCAAGACAGCTAATCAGTTAATCCTTACACATCTTCTTGAACACAGAGGGACAGAGAAAAATCATAAAGATGAATAACTCACAGTTAATTCAGTTAATAAGGAAGTATAAAGTAGATACTCCTTGTATAGTGACTTGGCGTGATGCGGTAGATAACGGAGATGAGTTTACTATTAAAGATTTGGAACTCAAAGAAGTTCTATATGATACTATAGGTTTTTTTATAGGTATTAAGGATGACTATGTAGTAGTAGCCTATAACAAAGAAAATGATAATAAGACTTACAGGGGTATAGGATATATTCCTTGTACTTTAGTAACGGATATAAGGAGACTTAGTGATGGGTATGATGGTAATTAAAATGTTAGTAGTATTGATGATTGGTATTACTTTTGGTGCTTATATATGTAATGCACCAGTTATTTAACTATTATAATAGAGAGATATAAAATACTATGAAGAACAATAATAAACCTGGTTGGCAAACAAGTGAATTCTGGATGATGTTATTTAGTGTATCAGCTCCTGTATTTGGACTCCCAGTTGAACCTGTAGTAGCTATTGGTTCTGGACTATATGCAGCTGCTAGATCAGCCTATAAGATTTGGGGTTAACCTATGAGTAATGAAACAGTAAAAGGTATGGGAGAGCTACACGGGCTCCTAGCTAGACATTTATCTGACATATTGGCTTCTGGTGAGGCTACCCCTGCACATCTCAATGTAGCAAGACAGTTTCTAAGAGATAATAATATTGAGTGTATGGGTACTAATAATGAAGATATAAAAGGACTAACAGAGGAACTTCCATTTGAAACAGCAGAGTCAACTAAAGCCGACAGATCAATTAGGGCTAATTAAGAGTGACTTCCGCAACTTTCTTTATCTTGCATGGAAGCATCTTGCCCTGCCTGATCCTACTCCTATTCAGTATGACATTGCTGAGTATCTACAGTATGGTCCTAAGCGACTCATCATTCAAGCCTTTAGAGGTGTAGGGAAGTCTTGGATTACTTCAGCTTTTGTTGTATGGAAACTTCTCTGTGATCCTCAGTTAAAGTTCCTGGTTATCTCTGCATCTAAACAAAGGGCAGATGACTTCTCTACGTTTACTAAGAGAATCATACATGAAATGCCTATACTACAACATCTTAGAGCTAGAGAAGACCAACGTAACAGTAATGTTGCTTTTGATGTAGCTCCTAGTAGGGCTTCTCATGCACCTACAGTTAAGTCTGTAGGTATTACAGGACAGATTGTAGGTTCTAGAGCACATATTATCATTGCTGATGATATAGAAGTACTCTCTAATGCTCTTACTCAGACCATGCGTGAGAAGCTAGGAGAGACTGTTAAAGAGTTTGATGCAGTAGTTATGCCTAAAGTTGGACGAATAGTCTACTTAGGGACACCACAAGTAGAAGAAAGTCTTTATGCTAGTCTTCAAGAGAGGGGATATGAGTGTCGTATCTGGCCTTCTCTTAAACCAGATCAAAGACTAAGGGATTTCTATAAAGATAGATTGTCTCCTTTTATTCAATCTATGGATATAGAAGTAAACGCTCCTACAGATCCTATGAGGTTTGATTCATTAGACCTAGAGGAACGCTTACAGTCCTATGGTAGAGCTGGATTTGCTAGACAGTTCATGCTGGATACTTCAGGTGAAGATGCTCTTAGGTATCCTCTTAAACTTAAAGACCTTATAGCTATACCCCTAGATGTAGATAAAGCTCCTGGTAGAGTACAGTGGGCTATGGGGGAGAAAGACGATACTCTGATGGCTGTAGGGCTCACAGGAGACTTCTGGTATAAGCCATTTGAAGTAGCTACAGATTACTATGAGTATACAGGATCAGCTATGCACATAGATCCTGCTGGTAGAGGACAGGATGAGACTGGGTATTGTGTTACTAAGTTTCTTAATGGTACAGTTCATGTTCTTAAAGTAGGAGGTTTCCCTGGAGGTTATGATAAACCTACACTTAAAGCATTAGCTAAGATTGCTAGTGACTATAAGGTTAATGTAGTACAGATTGAGCCTAATTTTGGTGATGGTATGTATGTCCAATTGTTTAAACCAGTACTTAATGAGATATATCCGTGTACTGTAGAGGATACTGAACGTCAATTTAAACAGAAGGAGCATAGGATATTAGATGTCCTCGAACCACTCACATCATCCCATAGACTGGTCTTTGATTACTCAGAAGTCCAAAGAGACTATAGCGATACAAAAGATAATCCCCAAAGACAACTTTTCTATCAACTTACCAGACTTACCAGAGATAGGGGTTCACTCCAACACGATGATAGACTTGATGCTCTTGCAATGGGGGCCAGTTATTGGACTGAACAGGTTGCTGCGGATAGGGACCGTGAGTATAGAGAAAGAAGAAATAATGAAGTTGAACGAGGATGTCTAGAGTTTATGGCACATTGTAGTCAAGAAGAACAACAAGATGAAAGGTGGGTGAGGATTTAATATGTTTTTACTTGTAGTAGTGATGCTAACATGGGGAGGCCCAAGTAATAGCCTTCCTTCAGTGGAATCTATGGAAATTATAGACACATTCAGTTCTCATCAGAACTGTAAGGAGGAGATAGAAAAGTTTTGGGTAAAAGTTAAACAAAGACAAACTGTAGTACCTGAGAACTATAATATGGGCTGTATTCCTCTTAATAAAACTCCAATATAAGGATTCTCTATGCCAATCTATGAGTATTACTGTAAGACTTGTAATAAAATGGTTGAACATTACTGCTCTAACTATCACGGAACTAAAAGACAATGTTGCCCTGAATGTAAAACTACGGTGAAAAAAGAATTGTCGTGGGAAGGAGATGCTGGTGAATACCGTACCAATAGAACAACTGTATAAGGAAAAGCAATGGCAGATAGAACAGGCTGTCATAAATAAGAAGTTCAGGACTGATATAGAGTTCAGGACCAGAACTAAACCTAGTAAGAAGCTTTATAAAAGGAGTAAATCAAATGACTGGACGAATTTCTAAAGAGAGTGGCAACGTGAGTAACGGAGCCATGAACTCAGAGCTAGGGAGACCCAACCCTAAGCCTCCTGCTGGAGCTACACCAGGCAAGAGTCTAAAGAAACAGGGAGTATCACAATTATCCACTAGATTCCCCTATAATAGTTCCAAAGGGGAAATTCGTAATCATGGAGGAATATAAGTAAATGCCTAAGAATAATAAAGGTTATGTATGTGGAAGTAAGAAATCCCTAAGTACACCTAAGAAATCATCAGTTAAGCCTAAGAAAACTGTAGATACCCCAATTAAACTTAGGACATACTGATAGGATCCTCCAGTTGCTCTGTAATCCATTATTATGGGGTAACTGGGGGTCTATACTATTAAACACCCCTACATAGCCTATAAAGAGCTCTGAGGAGCTGTGAGTAATTTACTGTAAAAATCTGTGGGGGTATCG